AAGCTAGAAACGAACCATTTGCAGGACAATTTGCAGTAGCTCTGGTAACTCTAAATAGAGTTAGTGATGCTGCATTTCCTAATACAATATGTAAAGTTGTATATCAAGGAATACATACCGCTGATGGATTTCCAAAACGAAATAGATGCCAATTCAGTTGGTATTGTGATGGTAATTCAGATGAAGTACAAAACCCAAAGTCTTTTGAAAAAACTCAAAAGATAGCAAGACTTGCAATGCTCCAGTATAGTAAACTAAAATTAGAAGGATTAGATTATACTGAGGGGGCAAGATTTTATCATACTTATCAAATTTCTCCACGTTGGTCAAAAACTTTTCCAGTCGTAGGTAGAATTGGAGATCATATATTTTATAGATAGTAATGGATACTACTAAAAGACTTGAAAACATAACACAAGAGTGTGTTCATAGTTGGCCCAAGAATAAATTATATTCTGAGTTTTCTAACATAACAGATATTTTGCATTGGGTAGAAACCCATGAAAATTTATCTGCAACTGGAAAACAATTTATGGGTGACTTAGAACACAGCCTGGTGAAACTTTTTGCGACAAAATATAATGCCGACATATCAATATAAATGTAATAAATGTGACTTTGAATTAGAAGAAGTTTTTAAAGTAGCAGATAGAAATCTTCCTGTGGAAAATCCACAAAGATATGGAAGCTGCTCAGATGAAAATAATGACAGTTGTGACCTACAGTTAGTGCCACAATTACCTAGTTTGCAATATACTATGAGAGATAGTGCAGCTAGACACACCGATGATGGTTTTAAAGACCGTATGAAAGAGATTCATAGAACGAATCCTGGCAGTCAGCTAGGAGATTGGACATAATTATGAAAACACATTTTATAAATCATGATCAGTTAGTTGAAATGAAGGGGGTTACTAAAAACCAACTTGAAGTTTTTAAGCAATATGCAGCTGGAAAGAATCTTTTCCTATATGGGCCTGCGGGCACAGGAAAGACTTTTGTTATTCTGTATAATGCAATCAAGGAAGTTCTTGACCCTAGTACAAATTATAGCTGTATCTACATAGTAAGGTCTTTAATGCCTACTAGAAGTCTTGCATTTATGCCAGGCGATGAACAAGATAAAAGTTCTTTATACCAAGTTCCGTATGATAATATGCTACGGCTCATGTTTAAACTTTCCGCTGAGGAACAGTTTGAAATAATGTATGATGAATTAAAAAAACAAGGAAATGTAGCATTTCTATCCACATCCTTCTTACGAGGGATTACCCTAGATAATGCTATAGTTCTTGTAGATGAATGTCAAAATCTAAACTTCCACGAATTGGATACCATTATGACCAGAGTTGGTCAGGGATCTAAGATTATGTTCTCAGGAGATTTTGATCAAACAGACCTAAGAGAAGATGCTGAAAAGGCTGGATTAGGTCAGTTCTTAAAAATTATCAACGAAATGAAAGAATTCTATTCATGTGAGTTTGATATAGGTGATATAGTAAGAAGCGGATTAGTTCGTTCATATATCATTCAAAAATATAATACTGGATTAGGAGATAGAAAATAATGTTACCATTACTATTATTTAATGTTATTTCTGGACTTGTCATGGACAAAGCTCAGAGTTTAGCAAAAGATCATGTAGAACAAATGATAAGTGACATTCTGCCAGATGATGCTAAGGCTGAATTGGATGAAATTATTGCATCTAATCCCGAACACACATTTGAGAGTGCAGCAGATGCACTACAAGGTGCTGTGGAAGGAAAACTACCAATATCCCTTGCAGATGGACAACTAAAACCTATTGAAATGACTTTCAAGGTTACATTTGATCCAAATACAAGTAAAGTGGATGTTGTACAAGATAATGGTGAAGTGCATGGCATCTGAACCAATAAGAATATCAAAGAACTTTTCTTTAGCAGAGATGGTAAAGAGTGCAACAGCAGAAAGACTAGGTGTAGATAATTCACCTAGTTCCGTACACCTAGTGAATCTAACACATCTTGCAATTCATATCTTGCAACCAGTTAGAGAAAAGTTTGGTGTTATTACAATTAACTCTGGATATAGAAGCCCTGCATTAAATGCAAAAGTGGGTGGATCTAAAACCAGCCAACATTGTAATGGTCAGGCTGGAGACTTTGAATCTTTTTCGACACCGAATCCTGACCTTGCGTTATGGATTACTAAGAATTTAGATTTTGACCAAATCATCTTAGAGTTCTACGATGGAGTTGACCCGAATAGTGGTTGGGTTCATTGTAGCTACAATTTGATGGGCAATCGTAGGAAAATACTTACTGCACTTAAAACTAAAAATGGTGTGGTTTATAAAAATGGCTTTGTAAGTAAATAATGATATTATGATATTGAAAAATTATGATAGGAAACTCATATCTGAGTTACCTAAACTTGTGAGAACAAATGTTGGTGGTAAAAGACATTACGAAACACCAAACGGCTCATATCCTTCTATTACAACCGTATTATCAATACGAGATAAAGGAGGAATATATGCTTGGAGAAAGCGTGTAGGTAATGAAGAAGCTAATAGGATAACGAAAAAAGCAACCACTAGAGGTACGCACTTTCATAGTCTATTAGAACAATACTTTTTAGGTGAGATAGATGATTTCGACACCTTTAGTGGTGCTGCCCTTGCTAAAAACCCTGCCGTATGGTATCTGTTTTTACAAGCGGTACAAGTATTAGAAACGAAAATAAATAATATCTACTGTATTGAGGATTATCTGTATTCAGATGAATATAAGATAGCTGGTGCAGTAGATATGATTGCAGAATATGATGGAGTAGTATCCGTTATAGATTTTAAGACTTCCAATTCTGAGAAGAAAGAGGAATGGATTGAAAATTATTTTATTCAAGGTACGGCCTATGCAAAGATGTTCACAGAGCGTACTGGAATCCCCTGTAGTCAACTGGTGATATTTATTGTACCCGATAGTGGTATTCCTCAAATATTCACAAAATCAGTTGATGACTACACTCCCCAATTAATAACCGCAATAGAAGACTTTAGCAACTATCAAAAAAAGACTTGACTTTTCTAAAACTTTACTGTATAATATAACAATGGATAATGAGAAATACAACTTTATGAATAAAATGGAATTGGATATTATTACCCCTACGAAATTTAGTTTACTTATTGAGCAAATGGTAATTGATAAGAGGATAACATATATCGATGCTTGCCTTGAGTACTGTAAGGAAAAGGAGATAGAGCCCAATTCTGTAGGTAAATTAGTTAATAAATCTTTGAAACAGAAAATACAAATGGAAGCAGAAGCTCTCCATTTCTTACCTAAAACAAATTCACTACCTGTATGATTTGGAAGCCTTTGATGCATACAAAATGTATTTGGCGATTAGATTACATTTCACATCACCAAATTACAATTTTGTAAAATATAATGGTGAAATAAGATGTTCTCAGGATTCCTTTATGAAAAGGAATGACAGATACTTTTTTCACAAATTATCTAAACGATACAACAGATCAGAGCTTCAAGATTTTCTAGTAGCAAATTTTGCAGTAGAAGATAGTGTCAATCCAAAGTGGTTGACAGGAGATGCAGCTGAAAATAATTATAAAGAATGGGTGAAGATACAACAATCAATCTCAAGAGTATTTGACCAAGATTTGAAAACGTGTATAGAATATCATAGACCTTTTGGTGGACTGTTTAAGTGTGAAGCTAAAACACATCCACCGATTGTAAAGTTGTTACTACAGAAGAAAATCTCTATAGTATCAGCTATTATCCTAGACTCCTACCTTAACTGGACAGAGTTTACTAACCATGAAGTGGATGAAGATTGGGTTTGGCCAAAGCTTCAGAGTACCCTTCATAATTGTCAACCTTTCATTAAATATGATAAGGTAAAATGCAAAATAATACTAAAAAACAGGGTCGAAACCGCAATCCAGATGACTTGATTCGTGAAAACGATTTCCTGAAATATAAAATGAGAGATCAGCAGAAGTATATTCGTAAGTTAGAATTTGATAATGCTCTCTTACAACGTAAACAACAGAGTAGTTATGCAAGAAGAAACAATAACAAAAGCTATCGATCTTCAAACTAAATATGAGTTGTCAATTCGTGGTGTGGGTAGTTATGCCACGGATTCCTTGGCCCATATGTGGTGGGTCATTCTTTGTCACAGGTTACATCATTTTGTAAATGGTGAAGGTTTTCGTGACTAAATAGTAGTAATACTATAATACGCTAATATAAACAAATAATACTATAATATAGGAGAATAATATGTCATTAGCCGCGCTGAAAAAGCAATCCGATTTCTCATCACTCATTGATGAGTACAACAAACAAACAACCCCTCAAGAAACCAAATCATTTGCCGATGATCGAATCTGGAAACCAGAGCTTGATAAGTCAGGTAATGGTTATGCAGTAATTCGGTTCCTTCCTGCTCCAGACGGAGAAGATGTGCCTTGGCAGAGAATGTTTACACATTCTTTTCAAGGGCCAGGTGGATGGTACATTGAGAATTCCTTAACCACTATCAACAAGAATGATCCTGTAGGTGAGGTGAATCGTAGACTTTGGAATACTGGTTCCGAAGCAGACAAGGAAACTGCCCGTAGGCAGAAACGTAAGTTGTCATACTTCACCAACATCTATGTTGTTGCAGATCCTAAACATCCAGAACATGAAGGAAAAGTTTTCCTTTATAAGTTTGGTAAGAAGATCTTTGATAAGGTTATGGAGGCAATGCAACCTCAGTTTGATGATGAGGAAGCAATCAATCCTTTTGATTTATGGAAGGGTGCGAACTTCAAATTGAAGATTCGTAAGGTTGATGGTTTCTGGAACTATGACAAGTCCGAGTTTGAGTCAGTAACACCATTACTGGATACTGATGAGGCTTTGGAAAAAGTTTATGGTTCAGAGTATCCGTTGAAACCTTTTCACGAAGATTCTAACTTCAAACCTTATTCGGAGTTGAAGGAGAAGATGGAACGTGTACTAGGTGAGTCTGTAGATAATAGAACTGCCGAACAGGTTGCTTCTGATATGGATGTTACTGAGTCTGCTCCCTTTGATGGTGGGAAACCAATGACTACTGGTGCATCTGATACTATGGACTACTTTGAGAAGTTGGCAACAGCCTAATCTTCAAAAAATCAACCCTCCTTTGGGGGGTTGATTACATTATCCCCTCAAATTCATCTACAAAAAACGTAAGATATTCATTTCTTAATAAATCAATAGATCGTTTTTCTTCATTTAAAGCAATTTCATAATCATAATTTGTAACAGTTGTTGCAGTAGGATATGTTGCATTTTCAACCTCAATTTTAATAGAAGTGTCACCAGAAGCTTGTGATATTTCATAATGGTGAGCTTCAGTAAGTTGGGTTTCAGTATATTTACCTAGAAGATATTTTTGCATCTGCCGAGTAGATTTAACCCAATCATGATTAATATCTGATATATCATTAACTAACATAACAATCCAATGGTAATACGAGCTACCATGATGTTTGTCAGCAACTATTTCTGGTGTTTCATTTTCCTTAACATCATAAGGATCCATCATAACAATTTCCTTTTTCATATTTGCTCTTAATCGAACACGCTTCATAATATTAGTAACCATTTTTGCCGATCCATCTCCAACAGGATCATACATTGTTGTAGGAAAATAATTGAAATATGACATATTAATAACCTTCTAATATTTCTTTTTTTGTAATAATACTGGTTTCTTGGAAATCAAGTTTCATTTCTATTTCAACAGGTGGAGCACCCTCATTACCCTTACCCCAAACTGGCCTGAATGTTTGATAATTACCATTTGCATAACTTACATCCATATTAGCTAATACACAAGATGAGATTTTATTTAACCAAGTATTTTCATCTCCCCTAAACATATAGAAAAGGTCAAACTCTGCTGGAACAACAAAATATCTACCAAAATCTCCTGTTTCTGGCAATTCAGGTGACATATGAAATCTAAAAGTTTTAATAATTTTTCTTACTTCAAAAACTTCCTGAACATTTTTTGGCGTGAATTTAAATGTATATGAAAATTTACGAAACCCAACAGAATCAAAAGTAGATTCTAAAAATCTATTTTGGGCTCTATTTGAAAGTTTATCTTGACCACCAACCAAATCTCCACCTATAACTGCACTAATAGCTTTACTAATTCCTCTTTGAACATCATCCGTTGCAGAAGCTGCCAGGCCGGGAACTGCTTCTGCAATAGCGCCCACATAACCTATTGCTTGAGCTCTACTATAAATTTCTTCTACTCTCCCTATTAATTCACTAGCAAATCCTCCCATTTCTGTTCCTTTATATACAGCATTTGTATTAGTTGAAATAGTAGGGGGCATATATAAAACTATAGAATCTGAAGTTCTTTTAGTTCTCTGCTGGTTGCCAAATTGTTTACTCAATCTTCCTTGATTATGAGCTCTTTCTACAACTTTTTCCGATTGGCCAGGAGTCCAAGTTTTAGGCGATTTAGTCCAAGTATCAGAATTCGCAGTTGAAGCATGAGATTGACCTAATCGAAGTGCTAGGGCAGCCCCATCCAATGCTTGATATTTTTCATACCTACCATCTTCATCTGAATCCATTTGCTTCATATTCCCCTTCAAATCTGCTCCCATAGGGTCATAAGTAGAATATGCACTACGATTATTATCAGCAACATT